CCGCTTGTATTCCGGGGTCTACAGCCATAGCGCTTGCTTGCTCGGCGGTTGTCGGCGTAGACTCGGATGGCCAGCCGTACATCCCCATATTTTCAACAGACAGCTCAGGGAAACTTAACGTTCCGCCGATCTGTGTGCCCATCAGCCCATCGCTCTCGCGCCCGGCAAACTGCCACCCGGTGGGGTCCATGCCGGCCATGATCGCGTCATTGGTTGTAAACGCGCCCGGGTCAAAGTAGCCAATGGCTGCGCCCGGCAATGAGTTTTCTAGAGCGGCTAGGCCAACGCGGCCAATGCTCCCCATGGTCGGGTTTTCTGCGTAGTACGCCGCCTGATCCGATGGCGACAAAGAGCTAAACCCGTTGTCGACGCCAACGTCCATGCCGCCCGAATCGGACCCGGCCCCAGAATCTACTGGCGCGGCGGGCGTTGAATAGGTGGCCGTTTGGTATGGTGTCTCTGGGACTAGGCCAAAGTTGTACTGCCGCACTTGGTCAGACACGCCGCTGCCACGCATCGCTGGCATCATCATCGGCATCAGCCCCGGCATCTGGTTGCCGGGCTGCGAGCGGTTAAGCACCGCCAACGCGGCGTTGACCGTTGGGTCGTTGATTGCGCCCGGCTGGGACATCATCGGGGTCGGTGCGTATGGAGAGCCATACGCCCTTGCCGGACCAAAGTCGTGCGTGCTCGGCATCTGGTTCAGGCCGTTATACAGGCTTGGCGGCAGGCCTCCGAGCATTGTCCCATTATCGCCAGCGTCGTAGACTGGGTCGCCAAAATCGCCACGTGGTCCGCCGCCGCCCGGTTGAATTTGTCCGCCTTTACTCATCCTACAGCTCCTTTGCGAGGATGAACCACTTCGGCTCGTAACCCTCGTCTTTCAAAAATGTCTTTGCCCACCCCGGTCTACCAGCAAGAGAAACCCTGCTGCAGCCCACCGACTTGCCCCATGACTCAATCACGGGCCTCATCTGTTTAAGCTCGTCTAGGTTTCCGCCTGCCAAGAAGTAGTGCAAATCTTTTAGCTGCGGGTAAACAACGATCTCAGTAACAACCGCCGAATTCTTGTTCGGCCAGAGCTGGTACCTATTAGTCAAGACGCCAGCCGCGATGTCGTTAAATGTGTGCGTTCCTTCGCTATATTTTAACGCGTCCTCAATGTATTGGCGCGCCCTGTGTAGCTGCTCGAATATGTCGTTCATGCCCGTCTTTGGTGTTGTTGACTACTCCATCAACTTTACACCAAAGGCGTCACCTGCGGCCGTTTGCCACGGCGTCCATTCGCATGGTCCCGACGCGCCAGTTGTTGTTGCCGTTGGAGTCCACGCGCATCTTGACTTGGCGCGCAGTAAACCGCACGCTGGTCGGGTTGGCCATGCTGTATGGGCCAAAGCTGGACTCGTCGCCGTTTGGATAAAACTTGGTCTTGAACGTGGCCGTGACGTCGCCTTGGTTTAGCTCGTCCGGTATCAGCTCGCGCACCGCCATGAGAGAGTCGCCGTTGCCCAGCTGGACCGGGCCGCTCTCGCAGAACAGGGTTTCGCTGTCGTAATCAAAGCCGACCTCGTGCTCATACAAAAATCCGTCGACCGACACTAAGATGGGCTTGTCAAACGCGCCACGGCCGGTGCCGGCTGTGCGTGCCAATACCCCAATGTTCCAGTGCCCCTCGCGGTAGTTGTACAAGACGTAGCTGTCCACCTCGTTAGAGTTGGCGCTGGGATAAAACCACCAAACCTCACCGTACTCGCCCTTGTGGACAGCGTACACCTTAGACGACTGGCTGATGTTCATGTTGCGGTAGACGTAGTCGCCCACGTCGGACGCGAGCGGCTTGACGGCGCCGTCGTACATCCAGAACCCGGAGCGGCTCATCCAGAACGCGGTCACGTCAGACACAATGGCCACCGACTGGGCGGAGATAAGCCCGCAGCCCGAGCCGATCTTTTCAAAGCTGTAGATGTAAGGCTGGCCAATGTAGGTGGCGGCGTGACAGTCGACGTCGGTCCACAGCAGGTGCAGGCCACGCACGCGCTTGCCCGCCATCAAAGACCCCGGGGTGGCCAGCTCAAAGTCGCCGGCCTGGTTTAAAGTGCCGGGCGTCCAAGACGTATTGTTTTCCTGGTCGCACCATTGGACCTTGCGCGGATTGCCGCCTGCGCCCAGCGCAAACACAAACCGCTCGGCCGTTACCAAAACGGCGTTGCAATTGATCGGCGCGTTGGCGATGGCCGCCGCAACCGTCGGCGTGGCAAAGTCCAGCTGCCACTCGTACAGCTTGCCGTCAGAGTTGCTGCAGCCTACCAAGTACTCGCCCCACGTGTCAAGCGTCCACATTGTCGCCGGGGTAATGGACGCTAGGCTCTGGCGCTCAACGCCGTAGGCCTGCGAGCCGTACACCCCGTTGCCGTAACCCGTGTAGACAGTCGCGTCGACCGTGCCGGCCGTAAAGCCTGCCGGCGTGATGTTGGCCACCGCCCCATCGACCCGCATGGCGTACAGGCCGCTGTGCGTGCCCACGCCGATCCACGGGTCGGCGCTGTTGTCGTTCCAAGTAATCAGCGAGCGAGCGGCTCCGGTGACAGCGTTGTCAGAGCGCTTACGCCAGCCGCCGATTGGGCGCATGGTGTTCTCGTAGAAGCGCACCAAGTTCGCGTCGTACCAGCGACCGGCGCTTTGCAGCTCTGTGCCGTTGCGGTAGATGCCGGGAGGGATTTGTAGTTGCATGAATGGCATGGTCTAACCTCAAGGTGGGGTTGGCAGCACGGCCGGCAATGGAGCAATAAAGTTAACACTCAGCACCGACGACGGTACGCCGGGTTTTGGAGGTGCCGCTACTTGGGCGTCAAGCCATAAGTCTGTAGACGTGACTGCCGCAATAATCTCAATGTACTGGCCAGCCTGCAGGTCTATATTAAAGCTCCAGCTTGTCGTGTTGCGGTGGCCATTGATACTATCTGTAAACACCCGCGTAGAGTAGCCGATGTCGGTGCCATCCCTGCGTATCCAGATGGCCATCTCCTTGGCATTGCTGCTAGAGCTTAGGACTTGGCCGCTGTACTGGAAGTTGTAGATTCCACCCACCAGCGCCTCAATCCGAGACGTGCTGCCGGACTGCAGCTGCACGGCGTTTGACAAATACGTGGCGTTGAACACCACGGGGTAGGCCGTGTTAATAACGGCAAAGGTTTGGTCCGCAGTGTTAAAGAACAGCCCGTTTGGGCAGTCAATGTACTGGCCCCCGTTGGGTCCAAACAGGGACTGCAGCGCTCCGGTCAGGCGCAGCATGAACGTGCGCAGCAAGCCGTTGCCGGACCGCATGGTCTTGTCGCTGTAGACAAGCGGCGGCTCCGGCATGGTGGGCACCGCCGGGGCTGCTAGTGTCTGTTGTCTGGAGGATGGCATGCTTTATTTTCTCACGCGACAAGACCGTTTAGGTACACAGTTTTCCCATTCTGCTTGGTGGCTGTGAGAACCTGCCGCTTGTTGTCTGCTGGGTCATAGCTGACGTGAATCCAGCCGCTGTCCGGGGTGCCGTCGTAGTACTCTAAAATCAGCTGGCGAAAGGCAAGGCCAGAACCCTCGATCCACCGGGCAAGCTCTAAATTGTCTACGGGGGGCACCTCGATGTCTGCGGCACAACCACGTGTGTGGTCAGATGTGGTGCTGCCGCCAATGGCAGCGTTCAGCTCGGGCACGCGCAGCCCAGAGCTGATGCGCACCGACGTCTTAAAGTGGTCACGAATCGGCTGCAGTACGCATTCGCACAGAGCCACCAAGTTGGCCAGCTGCTCGTCGTTCGGCTGGTTCTCGATCCCCCGGCGAGTCGCGGTTTGACTTCGCGTCAATTCCGACAAGCTGAAATTTTCAGTGAGTTTCATTTTGCGGCCTTTCCTTTAATTTTCTCTACGGTGCGCAGCCCGCCAAGGCCAAGCATCCCGAGCAGGATGGGCATCAGCGAGGCCATGTCAAACTCAGGCAGCGCGGGTATTGCAACCCCGGAAACC